AAGTCGGGCATCACCCGTCTCGTCTTCACGGCGGCGGCCATCATCGCCGCCTCACTCGGCATACCGCTGGCGTTATGAACCGCCTATGGAGATGCGTAGGAACATGAGCCGAGGGCACCCCCACCACTCCTCAACCAAGAGGCTCTTTTGGTTCGTCTCAGTCCCCATCGTCTTGGCTTGGGTTTCGTTTGCCTCGCTGGCCGTGTGGCGGAGCGTCGTGGACGGCATAGAAATCACGGAGAACCAATTGACCGTCATAGGTATCGTCGGTGGTCCCGCCTTGCTCATCATCACCAGCCTGCTGGACCTTTTCAAGCAAGAGACCACACAAGAGATTGGGAACATGCAACCACGACACGAAGCGGACATGGTTTTGATGCAGGCTCGCACGGAGCATGAACTCAGCCGAGCCGCCGCCCAGCACGAGCACGAGATGCTCATGCAACGAGAGGGCCGAATGCCCGTGTCTCCTTCAGAGGTTCCACTCCCAAGCGATGAAGAGTGAACACCGTTAAGAACTTGAGCGTCAAGCCAAGTCCATGGCGGAGCGCAAGCGCCGACGATTCTCGTTCCTTGGTCGGGGCCGTGAGGCCGCGCCCTCTGAGGACATGAGCACCAAGGCCCTCGCCTCCATGTCCCGCATCGGTCAAGCGACCAGCGTGGACAAACGGACAGGCAAGAAGTCCGACGGCGGGCACCAATTGGTCAGCCCCGCCATTATACGGGACATTAGCCTCAAATCCGAGGTTATCGCCGCCATCCTGCGACGCACCGTGGACGATGTGCTCGGCAACGGCTATCGCTTTGACCTCGCCGAGGGCGTGGACCGAGGCAATCCCGAGGAACTTGAACGCCTTCGCCTATTCTTCTCCATGCCCAATCCCGACGACATGGGCAACGAGTGGCTTGAGAGCCTCGTCTATGACCTCGTGCTCTATGGAGACGCATACCTTGAATTGGACGGGAGTGGAGACACCAGCGACGACGAAGGCTCCGATTGGAACTTTGGTGGGAACCTCGTCTCCATGTGGAATATCCCAGCCGACACCATGGAGATTATCCCCAGCGAACGGCTCCCAGCGCCACCCGAGATGGCCTACACCCAAACCCTCAACGGGATGAAGCGACGGTTCTCGTCTGAGAAGGTGCTTCACATCGCCAAATACAAGCAGGGTCGTGGCTACGGAACCTCACCGCTCGTGCCTCTATTGCAGACCATAGCGGGTCAATTGAACCTCTCAAATTACATCAACGAGCAGTTCACGGGAACGCTCCCAAAGACCATCCTCAATGTCGGCGACATTAGCAACGCCGAGATGAAAACGATGCTGGCCATGCTTGAGCAACAATTGAGCACGGGCAAATCGCCGTTCGGATTGGTCGCCGTGAACGGTGGAACGGGCTTCCAAACCCACCGACTCATTGACTCCATCAAGGACGGCCAGCACCTTGACCTGCTCTATTATTATCGTGAGGAAATCTGCGCCGTGTTCGGCATCCCGCCCATGAAATTGGGCTGGGTGCAGACGGGCAAAATGAGCAACCCCGAGCAACAATTGGAAGCGTGGTATGATGTGGTGGAGTCCTACCACCACCGCATCGCCTCCATGATTAACCACCGCATCCTCCCCATCCTTGGCGTCAAGGATTATGTGTGGCGATTCAACACGATTCGTCCGTCCAAGGAAAAGACGATGGCCGAGGTCGTCCGTGCTCAAGGACAGGCTATCGCCGCTCTTAGGCAAGAGGGCGTTATCACCATCAACGAGGCACGAGCCATGCTCGGCTATGAACTGCTGGACGACGAGAAGGCCACCGACCCGTTCTTTGTCTCGCCCAAATTGTCCATCAACCAAGGGGCCGAAGCGGCCGCCGCTGAAAATGACGCTGAGGACGCCTCAGACGACGAGGAATCCCCCGAGGCTCCTACACCCCCCGAGGACCGAGAAGAGGCGCTGGGGGCACCGTGGGAGGTGTTCTAATGGACATTTCAATTGATGCTGGGGTGTTCCGCCGCCTTGGAGCCTCGTTTGCATACCTTGGAGCGTTCATGGAGACCAGCGCCAGCATGGAGATGCAACGCCTCATGGGCGAGAAAATCCTCGCCAAGGCGCTTCAATTGGTTCCCGTCCGAACAGGCGCTCTCAAGTCCACGGGGCGCGTCGTGAAGTCTCAAGACCGCAAGGGCATGGAGGTCCGATTCGGGAACTCCCGAATCCGATACGCTCTCGTCGTTGAGTTCGGCCGCATTCAGTTCGCTCCCTTCCCACCCCGACCCTACATTCGCCCCGCCGTGCGCTACGCTTCACGGCACTTCAAGCGAGACGCCCGCCTCGTCTTGGATAAGGCCGTGGCTCAAACCCTGCCGAAGGTGATAAAATGAGTGCTGAGGACCCCCTTCAAAACCACCGCTTGGACCGATTGGAAGAAGCCTTCACCAAAATGGCCGAGGCGCAAGCCGAACGAGACAAGCAAATGTCGTCTTTGACAGGAGCGCTTGAGGTGCAAAACCAAGTGCTCACGAGTGGATTTGATTTGATGAAGCGGCTCGCCGCCGCCATCATCGGTGTGCTATCGGTGGTCATAGGCGGAACACAGGTGATGTGAGATGGACGAGCAAGTGGACAAGGCACCCAAGACGAACTTCCCCACCCGTGGCGACGACCTCAAGGTGAGCCTGCGGAACAGTCAATATGACTCGTTCCCGCTGGCCTACGCTCTGAAATTGAGGGACGAGCACCCCGATATATGGAGCAAGGGCGGCAACATTCTCGGCAACACGCAGTTCAACCGACTCCGCAAGGTTCACGGTCAAATGGGTGAGGCCAAGACCCCGACCGACGAGAAGGCCGTCCGCCTCCGTGAGGCTTGGGCCGCTCGCCACCTCAAGGACTACCGCCTCGCTGGCGTGGTCGCTCAAATCAAGTGGCTCGTGATTGGTTCCCGTGGTTTGTCCCACATGAAGCAGGTCATTGATGAGGCCCGAAAGAAAAGCCTTGAGGAATAACTTAATATAGGTGGGAGCACGACCTTAACCTATGGCGAGAACCAAGAACGGTCGCAAAAAATTGTTGAACCGAGCACCCCGCTGGGTGATTGAGGGACTTGAGGCGCTGGCCAAAGACCCGCCGTCGGAACCGTGTGGGACCGATTGGTTCATTCAATTCACCTTTGAGTGGCGCAACCTCCACCTCTCAGACTATGCCGACCTGCGCTGGCCACCTCGCGATTGGGACAACACACCCAACGATATGGCCGCCTTGCTCCGCCGCATGGGCTGGACCAACCTCAAGGCGGGCACGGGCCGCCCAGCGATGTGGGAACGCTCATAAACCACATAGGGACAACCGAAGCCCATGAGCAGTCTTGACAACGCCACCGTCGTTGATTCTCAAGTGTTCTCCGCTATCGCTGGTGAAGCCAAGGAGGCCGTGTTTGAATACCGCCTCACCATGCCCTTCCAAGTGGATAAGGACTACAAAGCCGCCCACGAGGATGAGGACGATGTGGTCGTCTATGGCCCCGTCTATGTCGGCGACGAGACGATGCTGGACCGACACCGTGAACTCGTGGACGCCAAGGCCATTATGGCCTCATGGGAGACCTACGCCATGAACCCCGTGATTCTCTATAACCACCGCAAGGACTACGGCGTCATTGGCCTCATGGAAGAGGTTGAGATGGGCATGTGGGAGAAGCCCGACGGCGAGAAAATTGAGGCCGTCTTTGGCCGTGCTCGCATTGACGGTGGCGAGAAGGACATAACCCGCAAAATCAACAAAGGGATGCTCCGAGCGTTCTCCATCGGCTTCATCGCCAAGGCTGGCGTGAAGCAGGGCGAGGGCGACGACGCATACCTCACCTTCACCGAGGTGGAGTGGATTGAGACGAGCGTGGTGGACATTCCCGCTTCGCCCAACGCCTTGTTCAATGTGAGCAAGTCGCTGGTCTCCTATGACGGTGAGAAGCACCTCATCGGCGTGGAGGAGCGAGACGATTCTTATGTCATTGAGTTCGGCAAGGCTGACCCCATGCCCGAGCAGGGTCCGCAAGAAGGAACCGAGATGGGCTTTGACGCTGAGGTCCTCGTGGAACTCACCGACACCATCGCTGGCTTGGAAGCCAAAATCGCCGAACTTCAAGGTCGGATGGACGAACCTATTGGCGGCGATACCGTTAAGACCCATGATGATAGCCAAGTGGCCATGACCGAGCAAGAAATCGCCGAAGTCGTGGAAGAAGAGGTCGTTGAATTGACGGCCGACGAAGAGACCTTCACCGTCAAGTCCGAAGAGGCACCTGTTGAAGAAGTCGTTGAGACCAAGGAAGCCGAGGAAGAACTCGCCGAGGACGCCGAAGAGGCACCTGTTGAAGAAGTCGCCGAGGAAGAACTCCCCGAAGAAGTGGTTGAAGAAGCCGCAGACGAAGAAGTGGTTGAAGAAGCCGCAGACGAAGAGGTTGAGACCAAGGAAGCCGAAGAGGCCGACCCCACCTTCGCCGTCCTTTCAGAGGTCGCATCCTCCCTCACCGCCGTTGAGGCTGGCTTGAAGGAACTCACCGCTCGCATTGACGAGACGGAGAGCCTCAAGTCCATGCTCGCCGAGCGAGACGCAACCATCGCAGAACTCACCGAAGCCAAGGCCGCCGCAGAAGCCGAGGCTGAAATTGAAGCCGAAGTCTCCCGCCGTCTCGGCGAGAAGATGAGCGAACTTGGTTTGAGCGCCACCCCAGCGGTCGCCAAGCCCAAATCCATGTCCCCAACGACCAAGACGACCACCAAGGTGAAGTCGGGTCCAACCAAGCATGACCCCATGCCCGAAGTGAGCAAAGGAATGGCTTCGCTCGGCGATTGGTTGGAAGTCCGCCTCGCAGGAAAGAGGCTCGGTTGAGGGGCAACGGTTAATAGCCACAAAGACAGGAGAGATGAAACATGAGCCAAGAAATTGACTTCACCGAATTGACCGAACGCGTCAAGAATGCCCTCGCTGGTGCCGCCGCTGGAACGGGCGCTACCATGCTACCCACGGACACCGCAGACGAGATTATCGGCATCGTCTATGAGAGGAACTTCATGCGAAGTCTCTTCCCAGCCATGCCCATGTCTCGCCGCAAGGTCAATGTGCCCAAATTGAGCGGGTCGGTGGACTTCCACCAACAGACGCTCTCCATGACGGATGCAGGCACCGCCGCTTCCGAATCCCGCCACGCCACGGATGAAATCACCTTGGAACTCAAGACGATGATTGCGAACATCCCCATCGGGAACTACCTCGTCGCCTACGGTGTGGAAGGTCTCATGTCCGTCCTCCGAGACGACATCGCCTCCCGCCTCGCCTACAACGAGCAGTCCTTGCTCTTGAACGGCGACACCGAGACGGGTTCGGCCTACGCTGACAACATCAACGGTGCCTACGCTTCCCCAGCCAACACCACGGGTGTCTCCGCCTCGGCCAACGACTACCTCCTCCTCTTTGACGGTCTCCGCAAGTCCGCTACGGCAACCTCCGTCGCAGTCGGTGGAACCTTCGCTCTGAGCCACCTCCGAACCGCCATTTCCAACCTCGGCGTCTATGCAGACAACCGAGACGACTTGGCCTTCATCGTGCCTCGCAACCTTGAGGTGCAATTGCTCGGCCTGACGGAACTCCAAACCGTGGACAAATACGGTCCTGCCGCCACCATCCTCTCGGGTGAAATCGGTCGGATTTACGGCATCCGTGTCTTTGGAACGGGCGCTCTCGCCACCAACCTCAACGCCACAGGCGTCTATGACGGCATCACCACGGACACCACCGTCGCAGTCTTGACCCACATTCGCTCCCCAATGATTGGAAACCCAACCGTCGCCGAGCGCCGATTCAGCATTGGCTTCCACGACGAGCCAACCAAGGACCGATTCGTGCTCATCCCCAAGCAGGATATTGCCTTCGGAGTCCGCTACCCCGAAGCCATCTGCCTCTTGACGGGCATCGCTACGGTTTGAGGCTGACCTCGCTCGGCTTGCTCTCCTTGGACGCTCGCTGGGCGGGCGCCACCATGGGAGGGAACTGAATGACGGCCATTGACTATTGCACCCTCGCCGAGGTTGAGACCTACGCAGGCATCAATTTCAGCGACGGCATCGGACCAAGCGACTCTGAAATCGCCACGATGATAACCAATGCTTCACGCATGGTTGATGCTTACGCAGGCCGCCAATTGGCTGGAACCGAGACCTTCGTTGAATATCAAGACTCCTCAGAGCGCATGAGGCACCTCGTCCTGCGGAACCGCCCCATCGTCTCGGTGGCCTCGGTTGAAGAAACCAAGTCCGACGGGACGACGACCACCCTCGTTGAAGGACGCACTCGTGGCGACTCCGATTGGTGGCTGGACGACTCCGACTCGGGCATCATTCGGTTCCATAACGCAGTCGGCATCAACGCCCTGCAATTGTTCAAAATCACCTACACGGCGGGACGAACGAGTCCCCCCATTGAAGCCAAAATGGCCACCATCCTTCTCGTGGTCCGTCAAGCCGCTCGTGCGGCCCTCAACGACGAGAACTGCTCGGAGCGCATCAAGGAGATGTGGCGTCCACTCTTGGCGACGACGGAGAGCGAATATCGCGAGATGCTTGAGCGTGTCAAGCGAGACGCCTATTCCGCCGTTGCCGTGTTCGGGAACGGTGGTGCATAACCATGGTGGGCGGCCAACCTCCGTCCGTGGACCCCCACACCTTGCTCACGGGTCTTATTGAGGACAATACCCCCTCCGTGGGTGGCTGGACCGTCGTGGTGAACGACGGATGGATTGAGGCCAAGAAGCAAAAGACCTATCAAATCGCCATCACCCAAGAATATGGGGAGGTTCGGACCGCCAACCTCGGTGGCTCTCAAGGCGACTCAGACGCCGTTCCTCGTGTCGTCTCGCAGTTCTTCCTTATCACCCTCTTCCACCCCACCCGTGTGGGCGTGTGGACGCTTTATAGGGCGCTCACACAGGTCCTCAACGACCGTAGCCTCACCACGAACGGGGTGAACGGGAACACCGACTACAAATGGTGCCGCCTCGCCCGTTCAGACGAGGCTAAGGCCATCAATAGCGTGGATAAGGTGTGCGGTCCCGATAAGCGAGAAGGCGACTGTCTCGGCTATCGCATGGACCTCACCTTGGAACTCCGCTGGAATGAATAGGCGACACTTTAATATAGGTGGGGTGCATTGGACTAAACATGAGCAAAAGCCGACGCCCAAGCAAGCCGTATGTGTGCAAGACCAACGGACGAACCTACAAAGTCAAGGACCAAGGAGCGAGCCGCATACCGCCGAGGACATTGTGGAACGGCCATGTGCAAACCGTGATTGGCCACTACACCTGCTACGGTTGCGGCGGCTTCTGCGTCCCTCCGTATCACCCCGAAGGCGAATACCGACCAAAGACCGCCGAGGAAATTGCACTCATTGACGAGGAACGCCGCAAGACCCTTTGAGCGGTGGGTTAATATAGGGGGACTCCCTACGCTACAACATGGCGACCAACGCATATCACACGGCCCAAATTGTTGAGACTTTGAACCTCGTGCCCCACGGCTCCACCGTGGTGGCTGACTTGGACTGCTGGATTGGCCTTCAAGCCCTTGACCGCTTCGCCCCCGTTGAGTTCCACTCGTGGGGCGTGAGCACCGACACCATCACGGGCGAGCAGACCGAGCAAGTGGTTCTCTCGGCCAAGGACGGCTTCCGTGAGTGGTCCCGCTCGGGCGTCATGGACGATGTGCACATGGCCAACGCCATTCGCAGGGAGCGCTCTGAGGGCACTCGCATGGCCATCGCTGGCTCCATGTTGCTCCGTGGCTTCAATTCCACCGAGGTCAAAGACGCATACCGAGCCGCCTGCCGCCGATGAGGTTAAGAACCACATTCGGGTTTGAACGGTTCATGGCCACCAAGAAGAAGGCTTCCAAAGCCGCTGAGGAACCCAAGGAAGAAGTCGTTGAAGAAGTCGTTGAGGCGCCCAAGGAAGAGGTCAAGAAGGCCGCTCCCAAGGCCAAGGCGCTCAAGGCTGACTTGAGCAAATTGCCCGACCCCGACCTCTCCCCACTCGCTCTCAAGGAGTTCATCATTGAGTCCTACGCCGCCATGCTCGGCCGTGAGCCATTGGACATTGAAATGGAGCACCACCTCAAGACCGTGGAGCGACATAAGCGCCCACGAAGCGACATTCACATTGACATTCGCAAGGGTGGCGAATATCAAGGTCTCCACGCTCTCAAAGGCGAAGGAAGCCTCTTGGGCGAGTGAGGTGGGGTTCTGCCCCATAAGGACCCTGTGAAGCGAAAGGCGTATCAAAAACGCTATCAGCAAGGCTGGTATGCCGAGAACGGCGACCATCGCCGTGAGCAGGTCCGACGCCGCCGCCGTGAACTCAAGCAACAATACCGCGAGTTCAAAAAGACGCTCTCCTGCGAGAAGTGCGGTCTGAGTGGCGAGGAGTCGCCATGGGCGCTGGACTTCCACCATCGCCACGAGAACCGCCAAGAAAAGACCACCTCGGTCTCGCACCTCGTCTCGGGTGGCTACGGCTGGAACCGAATCATGGAAGAGGTCGCCCTGTGTGATGTGATATGTGCGAACTGTCATAGGAAGGAGCACTACGAGGAGCACATGGAAAAGGTGGAGGCTGGGCTTGAAGGCGAGGACCTCGCGGCTACGCCGATTGATAACCCCGACTTTGCACGGATGGGGCGCAAGAAGCAACGCCGACGCCATCGGCACGAGCGCAGGAAGGCCATTGAAGCCGCTATGGAAAAGCACGGAGGGCGCGACTACATCGCTGGCCCACTCCCCAAGGACGAGCGAGAATAGTGAGCGACACCTTAATATAGGTGTGCGTTTCATGGTTATCCATGAACGAGAACCTCATGCGAGCCAAGAGCATTCAGCACGCTGAATATGAAATCATTGAGCACCTGCTCGGTGAGATTGACCTTGCAGGTCTCAAGGCTCTGATGTGCGACGATGAGCACTCAACGAAACGCTTTGACGCCGCCGCCAAGAACCTGTGCGACCGACTCACGGCCATGGCCGATGTGCGACGCAAGAACCTCCCCAAGGGCCACCCCGACCGAACGGAGGCTTGAACATGGGTGGTTGTCCGAACTGCGGCGCCAACCTGCGCTACACCAATTCATACCTCTCCACCGAGAAGCACGCCATCAACGGCTTCGGATTCAGCCGAGCCGAGTGCATCGGCACGATTGAGCGAGAGGGCTGGTCCAAGACGAAGGCTGGTGAGCGTAGGTGGCGAGTGAAATACGCCAAAGAGCCATGCGGTTGGTCCCGTGGTCTGAAAGCCAAGGGGACACCCAAGAAGGACCCTGTGTTGCGACTTGGTGCGCTTGCCCGAGGTGAGACGCCTGTGGCCGACGAGGGCACACATCACGACGAGCCAGCAGGACGCCTCGTGCTCAAGGACTACCGATGAGGTTTTTGACCATGATGGCCAAGGCCATGTCATGCAACGAAACCACCAAGCGACGGCTCTTCTGAGAGCCTGTCGTCAAGTCCCCGATTGGTGGACCGTCGGCGGTCGCCGCAACCCGTATGCGATTGAGTTCGTTGGGCTTGGGACGACCTCGCAGTTCTATTCCAAGGCTGGAACCTACACGGGCGACGAGACGATAACGATGTGGATTCGCCCCACGGCGACCATAACCAACGGCGTGGACTACGGCCTCTTCTCCATCTATGACTCGGGGCTGGGGCAGGACATTTGGACGCTGGAACTGCAAGGAGACACCACCAACGGCAACACGCTGGAACTGTTCCTCCAAGGAGTGTCGCAAGGCAAGGTCTTGAACATCGGCACCACATGGAGCAACATAACGCTCTCGTTCGCTGGCGGCCTCCCCTCGGTATATCACAACGGCACCCTGTCGTTCACCGCCTTGTCGGCGTATGTTGCCCCAGCCGACACGCACACCATCGGGATTAGCCAAAAGCCTGCGCCAGCCGTGTCGGCTCACTTGAGCGAGGTGGTCATAGACGAGGTGGCCTTCTTTGATGCGTTCGTGGACCCAGCCGTGCTATACAATTCGGGCGTGCCGCTGGACTACGGCGACGACTACGCTTCCTTGATTGCGTCCTACGAAGTGGAGAAGCCCATCGGGGCTATCAACGCCAATACCCTCGGTCCGACCTATCATCCCTCGGGGACGACACCAGCCTCGTTCGTGTTCGGCGGCTCCACGACGGGCGTGGTTGAAATCACGACCGACGCCCTCCGCTCCTCAGACACGAACTCCTTCAAGGAGATGTGCACGAACTACGGCGATTATGTGCGAGGAACGGCCGTAGGAGGCGCCACACCGCTCGGAACGGGTGTGGACCTACCCGATGTGGCTTGCGGCCTCATGCCCTACCCTGCTGGGGCTGGATGGAGCACTCTCGGCTACACGGGAGCGTTCGTCGGCAACCACGAGGAGCCGCAGGCGACCCCCGAGGCTTCCAAGGCCACCACCATGGTTAGCGACGACTCCACCGACTACGCCGCCGTGGGGGGAACGGCTTCGCTGGGTGGCGTGGTGGACGCTCGTGCTGGGCGTCTGTTCCTGCCGTTGTTCGTGAAACGATAGGCATACCTTAATATAGGGGAACCCGCTACGCTTACACATGACAACCATGCAGAACCCCACCCGAGCACACCAAGCAATCCGCGACTCATTCGTTCGCGTGTTCAATGAATGGAGCCGCTTTGCCTGCTTCAAGGAAGCCTTGACCGAAGCAATAAACAACGCCATTAGCGAGTCTCAAGCACACTTCCAATTTGCAGGCCCCCGTGGAAGCCCCCAATACACCGCCGCCGTGAAGTTCGTTTTCTTCAACGCCGAGATGTGGGCCGACGGGTCTGATGAAATGCACGAGGTTCCTGCTGACTTCGGGTGCTGGTGAAGCGAAACGGTCATAACCGTGGGGTCGCCGTTCAAGACCCATGAGGGTCCTGTGGTGCTCCGAGCAACCAACCCGCCCGACGGGCTACGGCGTCGTCTCCCGAGAGTTCGTGAAGCGCCTCGTTGAGCGGGGCCACGAGGTCTATGTGATGGGCTGGGACTATCACGGTGAGGACTTCAAGCACGAGGAGGGCTGGACGCTGGTGCACGCTGGGAGCCGCTTTGGTGGCGACCCGCTGGTCGGCGGAGCCACGACGATGGACTACAACCTCAACCGCCTCAAGCCCGATGTGGTGTTCAGCCTCACCGATGTGTGGAACACGGGGGCCATCGTGAAGTCGTGCAATCGTCTCGGCGTTCCTCATGTCTCTTACCTCCCGATTGACGGCGATGGGATTCCACGAGCGTGGAAGGACATTCTGAAAATGACTCATACACCCCTGTGGATGAGCCGCCACGGGCGCGAACAGTTCCAAGAGTTCATTGGGGCCTTCCATAGCCAAGGAGCGGCCTCAGAGGCGCTTAGAGACCCGTTCCTTGACCGATTCGCTCCGCCCTTCTTCACGGAGGTGCTCTATCATGGCGTGGACTTGGACCTCTTCAAGCCCGTGTCGCAGGCTCAAAAGGATGAGTGGCGTGAATCCCTCGGCCTCGGTCGCTGGAAAACCGTGTTCCTATCGGTCGCTCGCAACGGCAACCGCAAGCAACAACCACGCCTCCTTGAAGCCTTCAAGGAGATGCTCGGCAGGGTGGAGAACCCCGAGGAAGTGGGCCTCATCCTGCACACGGGAGACCCCACCAACATGATGGGACTTGGCGGTTGGAACCTGCCCGAGATGGTCCGTGAGATGGGCCTTGAGGGCAACATCACCTTCTCCGACCCGAGCGCCAACCCCTTGCTCGGCATGAGCCGTGAGGACATGGCCAAATTGTTCGCCATGGCCGACTGTCATGTGCTGGCTACGGGCGGCGAGGGTTTCGGGATTCCCAGCGCCGAGGCCATGGCCTGCGGCATTCCCGTTATCGTGCCCAATAACTCCACGGGTCCCGAGTTCGTCGGAACGGGCGCCAAGACGATGCGGGGCAAATTGGTGAAGAACGACGCTGAAATCGTTGGGCCGAGCGGCGTCAAAATGTCGCTGGTCTCCATCAAGGCGCTCGCTGATGCTCTCCAATGGATGGTTGAGCACGAAGGCAAGCGCCACGCCATGGGCCAGCGCGCCCGCAAGTGGGCCGAGGAGCGTCTTGGATGGAACGACCTCACCGACCACTTGGAGCGCACGCTTGAGAAGGCGAGCAAGACACCCCATCCACACGGGAACAATAGCGTGGTGAAATCATGAGCAAGAAGAAAGAGATTCAAGGCCGCAAGGGCGGCAAGAAGAAGGACATTGACCGCCTCAGAGGACGCAAGTGCACCAAGAAGTGCAAGATGCACGGCGAACCGTGTGGCGTGGTCATGCGCTACAAAGACCCGCAAATCCAAGCGACCCTTGACCGTCTTAATGCGCTCGCTGGCGTCCCACGGCACGAGGACTCGCCCTTCCACTATTGTGAACTGTGCTCTATGGCTCTGCGTCAAAACCGACCGCTCAACGCATTCGCTCGGCGCCCGAATGGGGTCATTTACCTCAAGCACGCAGGCAAGAACCGATTCGTCGGCAACGAGGAGGGCGAACTCATCATGGTGGACGACGAGCGGTATGAAGAAGAATAGGCGGTGGGTATATATAGGTGAACCCCCTACGCTATAACATGACCAAAACCTGCTACCTCTGCGGCAACACCCTGCAACCCTGCGCTGACTACGACTTCTGCTCGTCCGAGTGCGAGTGCGAATACATGGTGTGCATCGGCCTCCAATGAGCACCGTTATGAACCGCAGGGCTTAGAACAGAAGCCATGGCGGTCCCAGCGGCGCGAGCCGACCTCGTGCCCCCCGTTGGGGCTGGGGCAGGTCTCCCGCTCACGCTCCTGTGGGCGGACGACCTCACGGATGCTGGCGGGTCGGGCACGGAGGGTTATGCCCTCTTTGACTCGGGCCTGTGGAGAACGGCATCTGAAACGACCCCGAGCGTCCCCACCGTCGTCTCGGGAGCGGCCGTCTCCTATGCTCACGGAACCCTGCTTGACTTCGCCTCAATGAACTTCCTTGGCTTGACTGCCGAGACGGAGGCGCCACGATTGAACTTCGGGAACGGACGCCTTGAGCACGGGCAAGCCATGCAAGACGCTGGGTTCGGTCGGCATTCAGCATCCAACCTGCGCTCCTTCGCTCCTGCGGCCACGGCGACCATCACCGAGGTCGGTCGCCATGTGGAGCACCCTATGCGAACGCATACCTCAGCGCGCCCTGCGAACCACACTTGGTTCCAGCCACGACACAACGCCGTGGCCAATGCGGCCATGCCGTCCTATGACCTGCAAATCGGCTCGCTGATTGATGTTGATGCTGGGTCCATTGGGACCGTGGAGGCATTCACCCACCGAGTCGCTACGGACCTTCCCTCCAACGGCGTGGGAGCCACCTACGGCGACTCGCATAACTCGGCCTACCTGTCCTCCCTGTGGTCCTGCACGCTGAACGATATGTCGTCCGCCAGCGGCTTGCACCTCGCCGCACTCAAGTCCTCCGACCCCAAGGCATTCTCATCGCATTGGGGCACCAACCTCCAAGTTCAACAGGAGGTCATGGTGAGCGGCACACCGATTTCGTCGCCTGACGCTCAGAACACGGCCACCCTCCACGGCCTTACAGACTACGATAGGTTGGCTCTCCCAGCGGAGACGACGCAGACCATCATGGTCAAGGATATTCACACCGAATCGGGGACGACGACCCAAGAGGAATTGACCTTCCCACTCGGAGCGGCATACCTTGGGAACCATGTCGTTGCCGACTCGTGCGGACTCATCGGCTATGAGGGGGTATTCTCAGCGACGGCGTTTGTGAGCGTCTCACGCAACGCCAACGCGCCCGAAGTGGTCGCACCACCTGCGAACCCTCTCATCCCCGACACGGCTTGGAATGAGGACGGAGCGGCTCTCTATGCTGGGTTGAACATTCAAGTCCATAGCGGCCTCTCGTTCCGTCGCAACGGCCTGTCGTGGACCGCTCCCAATGACCCCCTGTTCGTCTATGGAAGCGACGGCACGGCAGTCATGCCCATGACCGAAGGGATGAGCACCACGGGCGCACGGACGACCTTCAAAGGCGCTTCGTTCATCCTCAACGCCAACCAAACCCGATTCCACACGGGGCGCGTCGTGCATCACACGCAAGGCGGGAATATCAACGACTTGACCGCTCCCTCGCTTGACGCTCAAGTCGCTGGTGGGTTGGCCGCCCCAAGCGCAACAACGACGAGCAAGGGGCCTTCTCGCTTCATTCTCGGGGACACCCACACCTCGGGGGCATGGACGGCCACCGTGAACCTCTCGCAGGAGTTCCTCAAGGACCGCATCCCGACCAAGGTGAAGGTGGTTCCCACCCTGCTGGGCTATGAAGAGGTGAGCGTCGCCGCTGGGGCAAGCCATCCTTCGTCTGACGCTCTCACCTTCAAGCGACCTATCGTGGATTATCATGTGCTGGTGAGCCTCACCCCCAAAGACCGCATCAACGCCACCGTGAACCTCACGAACTCCCGCATTGGGAACCCGACCGCTCGGAACTTCCCCCAAGCGAGCCGTCTCGCCGCCAACATGGACCTTGAGGACGAAGGGTGTGAAATCTTCCACGGAGTCTTTCGCGTGGCTCCCACGACGCTTGAGAGGGTCTTTTTTGACCCGTTGAGTCCAACCGCCACGGCATGGGGTGTGGACACCGCCGATTCGGAGATGCCGAACACGGTCATGCCTCGCCACGACGACGACTACGGTGGTTGGGGCCTGCACCAATTGACGCCGTTCAGACCGATAGCGAACGCCTCGTGGGCGCAGGTCCCGCTCCTATGCGCCGCCATAGAGTCGGGTGGCTATTATCAGCGGGGTGGGGTCTCGCACCTGTGGGACGCCGATACCTACGGGAGCGAACTGTTCGTCTCCGCCGACGCCATAGACGCCAGCCACTTTGAGGACTCGGTGTGGGGCAACGGGCAAGTGTGGGCCGACGGCACGGGCGCGCTCGCCAACCCACGGGGGAGCGAACTGCTCGTGTTCAAATACAACCCCTCCCTTGACGCTTTTCATGTTAATAAATACACCACGCCAACGACGACTCCCCTCTATGAACTCGCCACGACACACACCACGAGCGAGCAGTCCACCGAGGTGGCCGTCTCAGCCAAGTTCAAGCAATATGAGGGCTGGTCAATCCACGATTGGGTGTTCCCTCAAATTGAACTCATGCGATACCTCGGGCGGGAGGACAAATCGGCGGCCATGCACCCTCGGCATAGCGCCAACACGGGCGGAGACCCCCTGTTCCATCCCACCCTCCATTGTGCCTCCCTGCGCTTCATGGACGACGGACGCATGGCTATGGCGGCAGTCCAGCGAGACCACATCGGGAGCGAGGAGGAATACCCAGCGAGCGATATTGCCTACCCCTTCAACCCCGATAGCGGGTCGGGGTCGGGATGCCCTGCTGGCTATTATCGGAGCGGGGGAACCTGCGTTCCCATCACGGGCGGAGACAACCCGAACACGGAGTCTGAGCACCTTGACCCCATCACGGGTGAGGTGATTGACGGACCACCACCCACACCCAACAACGGGAGCGGCGAAGGCCATGTCGGGGGCGGAGACAATTTCAGCATGACCCCATCGTGGGGCCGCATCGTGGCGAACACATCGGGCCGCTCGCTGGTGCTCATGTGGAGCGACGCCAAGGCCGTGAACGGCAAGGCGCGAGGCGGGCGTGCCCTCTTTGAAGCCGAGGCAAAAACGATTGACGGC